CAGTTACAGTCGCATTTTTTAGCGTATCGTTTACCATTCGCGCTGATTCTTCGTCTGCCAGTTTCCCGAATAGTGGCACGTACTTAGTCATAACGGCATTGAGCCTGATTCGTGCTTGACTTGCTAGGCTTGCATCCATAGCCGTGCCGTCCATCCCAACAGCGTACACACTACGGACTTCGCGCTTAATCTCTTGCGCCATCTTCGTAATCAGCTTCGTGATAGCACGTTCAAACCTGATTCGGATTGATGCCGAAGGGATTAGCACGCCGCCGCGCTTAATGTTGTTCGGTTTCATTTATCAGCGTTATATACATTAACTTTGATTGAAGTTTGCCCGTCCAAAATATCCCTAGCCGTTCTATGATGCCCGTCTATTATATAATATTTCCCTTTGTATTTTATTACATCAGGAATATCTTTAACACCAGCAACATCTTTTATGTTTGGTATCGTTACGTTGCGTTGAGTTGGTATCAAATCTTCAATATTCACATTTTCAACATCAGTTTCGCCATTTTCGAAAGATTTATCTGCATTTATTTTTACACTCGAATCAACTTCGCCAATATCGTGAAAAAATACATTTCTTACTGGCACTTTTGGATATGTTGATTTGTTTTCATTTTCTACTTGTTTGATTGACTTTTCCCTTATCTCTATTTTTTGGCTTTGCGTTTCATTTTTTGATTCTTTATTCTCTACAGTTCCTTTTTGTAGCGCTCTTTGCCTTGCCCTTTCTTCAGCTCTTGCTTTTATTCCTGCTGCACCAGACAAACCGCCACTCCCGAACTGACCATTATCAGCGCGTGGATGCTCTGATTCCTTAAAATCCTCATCCATTGATTCTTCACTCGCTGGTACATCATCCTCGCCCAGTTCGTTGTAGCCAGATTCTTTGTCCTTGGCTACCCTTGCGCGTTCGTCCTCGCTACTGATTGCGCCAGACGCGATTAGTGCAGCGCCCACTTGCGCCTTGGCTAGATTAGTTTGCGCTAACTCCAAAGCGGTAGGCGTATCTAATGGATTCCATGTCACGGCTGTTTGGATATAGCCGAATTTAGGCGCAATGTAGGACTTCATTACCAGTTCGTGATGCCGTTTAGCCAGCGCGGTCATGTGATTCTCTTGTATACTTTTTAGCTCCTCGTGATAGCTGGCTTCTTCATATTCGCCCGTTGAGTTAAACCCTTTAGGCGTTGTTCCAAGTAGCTTAGTCGCTGGCACGTTTGCCGCCGCTGCGACAATCTGATATTGCGTCATGATAACGCTGTCCAAATCTGCAAGCGTCGTGTCGAATTGATTAAACTCGTCGCTGTCTTTGTCGCCGATTTTAAGCGAATAATTATCACGATAGTATGACCAATCATTCAGGCTTGATATTGCCTTATCACCAGCGCTAACAAACTTTTCCATGTCTGTCATCCACACAGTAGTGCGCTTTGTCTGTGCTAGTTGCGGGGCTTCGTTAGCCACTCGTTCAGCCGCATACACTCGTTCCATGATTTGCTGAGGTACTGGGATGCCACCGTATAAATATGACGGCTTGAGTAAATCCACTAATTCAGAATTGCGGAATATGATTAGATGTGAACGATGATATTTAACCCCGTTAATAATCCACCACGTCGGCTCGTAAAAATGCAGGCTGTCAGGTTGCGCCGCCGACAATCCATCAAGCATAGGAGCGCACCAGTACGGGTCAACCTGCACAATTCCTTTGTAACTGTTCGGGGTTATCCCGTCCAGATTAAACGGCTTTTCATAGTAATCGGGGTCGGTGCTTTCAACTTTGAACAATGCGATTCTAATACCGAATATGCGGCCTTTGTATACAAACTCTTCCAAGTGTTTATTCAACAGAAACTTGCGATCATAATAGTTGATTATCTTCGTCGCATTTTCTGGCATGCCGTCACCGTCAACGGATGCGACAGCGTAGCCGTTACGGATTGCGTCACGAGCTGGCATTAAACATGCTTTGTTAATTAGCCAATTCTGCGACAATATCCCACAAAGCTGATGCCCGATAAAACCCTGCGAAGCGTACCACATCATCAGCACGTCATTCAATGCGCTGGAATTATCCTGCATAATCTTTAATGATGGTGCGCCAGTGCTGGAATCATCCATCGTTCCAGACGGCAAGCCAGCCGCTATCTGATTGACTATGTCACGTGGACTTGCAAATGATTCGCCGTGGTCAAATGCGTGAGTCCCCCAAAAGCTTTTTTTGGGCTTTGGTAATGGTGCTGGCTCTATCTCTTTCTTCCAAAACTTAAACATGATATTCCTTTATCCAAACCAGCTACGGGTTGACTTTGTTGGGGCAAATGCAATGACGAATGCGTCCGCGATGTTTGGGCTGGGAACGTCGCGCTTTGCAAGGTCTTTTTTTGATTCTACCTTAACGCGCCCATTTGCGTCAAAATCTCGCCTTGGTGTTGACAGTTCCGTCTTTAGCTTCTCAAGCATTGGCATGTCGCTGGATATACTGATTAGTTCGTCTGCGTTGTATCGCGTGCCGTTGTGGATAGCGTCATAAGTATTTCTGAACCTATCCGCGATTAGCCACCATGACTGGGCTTTCAGATTGCTAAAAAAATCCTTGTTTTTTATCTTCGCCATACTATCAGATTTATACGGTTTTTCAGGCTCATGCACCGAATCGCCTGCATTAAACTTGTGATATTTAATCAGATTACTATTTGCTAGATTAAGCTCATCGAATTTACCGCCAGCGGATGCACCCACACCTATACAATCATAACCTATCTCCGCTCCGCGCTCTTGTGCGCTTGCGTAGGTTCGTGAGCATGACTTAAGCAATTCATCTTCGCCGCCTTTCCACTCCTCGCACCAAAGCGCAACTGACCCATGAGCATACACGTTAGCGCACTTATCAGCCCCATCATCCGCCACGTCAAAGCCGATTATCTTTCTACCATCTGGCGCGAAGTTCAATTTTATATGCGCATCAATCGCCGCTTCTATCCACGACAATTTAATGATTACCCTGTCATCGTCCGTCCATGGAACGCCCAAATAATAATGCTCGTAGCTATCATAATCATCTATCTTCATCGCCTCGATGCGCTTGCGTGAAGTATTAGACAGGAAAGGGTTTTCGTCGTAGTTTATTTTTCGGACTACAGTATCAGCAGGCGGGTTGACGATAAATCGCTGATAAACAAAGTCAGCCGATAATCTGGGGTTGAATATTAGCCAGTGCTGCGACCCCTCCTTGCGTAGCGTTGGGTCGATGATTGACCATTCCTCGTCAGTCATTAGCTCGCACTCTTCCGCCCAGTGAATATCCACACCCTCCACGCCCTTAATGTCTGAGATGTTGCGCGATCTCCCGTAGAAGATAAAATCGCTACCAGTGGACGGGCAATAAATAGACGTATTCGTTATCTCGAAAAGATGCGAAACTCCGAACCGCTCTATCTGGTGACATAATACAGTGTAAACGCTATCAGCTATACGGTTCTGAAACTGTCGAGTAGCCATAAAGCGGATTTTGTAAGCCTGCGCCAGAAATATAGCAAAACCCGCTGCGTCCCAAGTTTTACTTGAATCGCGGCCTCCGTATAGCACGCGGTTACGTGCTGGCGTATTCCAAAACGTGCGTAGGTTAGGGTTAAGTGTTGCGGTAGAAGTCATTTATTGTTTTGGCTTGCGGGGCGTTGTTGTTTATCTGGATAGCAGTATCTGGGGCTTTGCCGTAAATGTTCTCTTTACCCTTACCGACTAACTCTTGCGCTGCCCGTAACTCCATCATCGTGCAATCTTCGGTCTGTACTTTCTTTACCGCTTTCTGCGCGATTATCAGGCTGGCTTTGCGGAAAAATTTATCATCCTGAACGCGCTCTGACACTAACGTATTGTGGACAGATAGCTCTGTGGCATTTAGTGTCGCTTTTTCTGTGGCAATTTCTGCAACGGCTTGTTTTGTATTTACTTCCCTCTCTACGAGTGTGGCTTTTTCGCCCTTAATCCAGCCCTCTTGTGCGGCTTTTCTGCTGATTGATTTGCGGTCTTTAATTACCACTTCATCTCTTGCCGCAATCTCTGCTAGTGACAATCCTCGCTCATAGAAAGCTCTGACCGTTTCCCATTCTTCATGACTGTATGCCATCGCTTGCCTCTGTGAATGTTCGCCCGTCTGATTCCAGAGTTGCGGACTTGCCTGTGAATTCTTGCCAGCGTTTGACGATTACGTCTACATACTTTGGGTCAAGCTCCATAAGGTAACCAACACGCCCATTCTTCTCGGCTGCGATCATGGTTGTGCCTGAACCGCCGAAGCTGTCTAGCACAATGTCGCCGCCCTTTGTGTTATTTAGCATCTGGTATTCGAACAACTCAACTGGCTTCATGGTTGGGTGTTGACCATTGCGTGATGGCTTGTCAAATTCAAGGATAGTAGTCTGCTTTCTGTCTGCTGCCCAAAGGTGACCTGCTCCACCTTTCCACCCGTACAGGCACGGCTCATGTTTCGAATGGTAATCTTTCCTACCCAACACTAATGAGGATTTTTTCCATATCAAGCATTGGCGCACAACCCACCCTGCGTCATTAGCCGCACCTATAAAGTTGTACGCTTCTACATCTGCATGCCAAATATAAAAAACAGCACCTGCTTTCATGACAGAATCGGCTGTTACATATGCGTCCCGTAAAAACACACGGAAGTCATCGTTCCCCATTGAATCATTCTTAATGGTTAACTTTTCTTTTGTTCCTCCCTCATAAGCAACGTTATACGGCGGGTCAGTTAACCACATATCAACTTCTCGTCCGTTAACGAGAGTATCCATGTCTGTAACAATAGTTGATGAGCCACACATAACCCTGTGTTTCCCACATAGCCACACATCGCCTATCTTGCTGATTGGCTCATGCTGCACCTCTGGCACATAATCCTCATCGGTCTGTCCTGGAGGGATATCCTCGATCTCTAACTCTGCTATTTCATCCAGCGTGAAGCCAGTCAGTTCTAAATCAAATCCTAATTCCTCAAGCTCATCAAACTCCAGCTTGAGCATTTCGTCATCCCATCCAGCATTTAGTGCCAGCTTGTTGTCGGCAATGATATAAGCGCGTTTCTGTGTGTCTGTTAGGTGCGCCAGGCGAATGCACGGAACTTCCTGCATGTCCAGCTTACGAGCTGCCATAACGCGACCATGACCAGCTATGATGCCTCCATCAGCGTCTATCAGCACGGGATTTGTGAAGCCGAATTCGCGGATGCTTGCTGCTATCTGCGCGACCTGTTCATCGCTGTGTGTGCGGCTGTTCCTTGCGTAAGGTATCAGCGTGTCGACAATGATCTGCTCTATTTGTGTCTTGTCTTTTACATCAATACTCATAAAAAACCTCTTGCGCTCAATATTACTGACATACCCTAGCCACCCTGTTAATAGCTGCGGTGTTTATTTCTTCTTCCGTGACGTTGCGCTTATGCTTTTTAATCATGTTCATTGATATATCATAAATCGCCATGTAAATATCACTAAGATTATACGTTGCGTCCTTTTTCCTAGCCCACTTGTCCAGCGTGTCCTGGTCTTGCACTGCTATTGCTGCCACTTGCAACATGCCGCTAATGTCTGGCACTCTTGCATCTACTATGCTCAACTGATAAACAGCAGTAGCCACAACGATATTAAGCTGGCACTCTGTAAGCGGTGCTAGATGCTCTCTAGCCTGTGCATTACTAACAAGTGCAAACATCATTACTATCAATATTTTAGCATATTTCATGATTTTTTTCCTTTGATTTTTTCCACGATTATGCCCAACACAACACCAGATAAAAATGAAACTCCAATTATCAATAATAACGCAGCTTCCATTTAATTCCTT